AGTCTCTCTTCACGAGGGGGAAGGGGTGCACTGCAATAGCGCCCCTTCGAGGATTAAATCCCTCTTCCCTACTCGGGCCAGCTGCCAACTAGGCAGCGATGTCCGAAGCAAGGACCCAGCGATAAGCTAAGTTGCTTCTCGCTTCAGATGGAACTCCGAGTCTCTCTTCACGAGAGATAGGAGGTTTGCAGACTTCAGTAAAATACTGAAGAACCATCTGATGTCCCTCGGTTGGTGCACGACTACTCACGTTTCTCAACGTGAGAGCCCGCATCTCGACTTGTTGGGTACGGACGTTAAATCTGCGTTGCAGATTCCCGTTTCGGTAGTCCAACTCGTCGTACCAACCAAAGGCACCGGATCCGACCCGCACGCTAGGGATCGCTTTCATGCGACCCTTAGCTACTGTCGAACGAATGAATGTAGCGGTGGCAAAGTAACCTCTACTATAGAAGTTATTATGCGTATCCACGGCACTCACGATCGAACCCGGTCGGGATACCTCAGGTGTTGACAAGACGGATACCCTGGACACATCGTGCCCATCGTAAGCGTCGCACCCGCATGACTCTCGGAACTTGCCAGTTCCGAAAGACTTGTTGGGGTTAACCTTGAGACCAAGGTCGCCAAGTACCACCTGAGTAAGCTCCCAGCAGTCTGTGGGGACAATAATATCGTCTCCAAAGACTCGGACCTCCGCCAGGCTTTTTCCCAACGCTACACGGGCCAGAGGCCGCTCACGCACAGCGTGAACGACAGCAGCTGAAACGATAGCGAAGATTATAGACTGGACAGGAAAGGTAAGAGCTGATCCCATCGTAGAGAACTTTTTAAGTGCGTAGCACGAAGGAGACTCTCTATCGATCTCGTTACTAATGTAACGAGTCCTGACAGCATAGAACGCCCTTAAAAGCGTAAGGTTACGCCTAAAGATGCGTTCGACGAGCCAACAGGATATACGATCCGAAGCTGAAGACAAATCAATTGTCGCATATTCGGTCGTATGGGACGCCTTAAGGACGGCCTTTCTGTTCTCTTCCTGACTCGAGAAATCGATACAAGAAGATAGCATACCTGACCGTACCTTATCAACCAAAAATCGAAGGATAACCTGCTGACACCACTGATTCGCAACAGGCTCTGAGGCGATAAGCCTTGGAGCTGAAAGCGTCTTTGGTACAGCGATTAGCTTCGATATACCATCCGAAGATGATATTTGGTTGTCGATCTGATCAACCCAGTGCTGATAGGACGAGAAAGCCCAATCAGCATACGGGAAGACAGATTCGAGGCTAGCCTGCCATGCAGGAAACGAGTATTTACTCGTGCCCCTGCGAAGGTCGGCTACAGCACCTGGTCCATGCTTAGCTCTCCATTCAGATCCGTCGAAGGATCCGAACTCGGACGTGAGAAGGTCTGCTGCCCATTGGGCGACGTACTTGACACGGTCGAGGGTGGGAGAGAGGACGAGGCTTCCCTCATCAGGGAAGAGCTCGAGCTGAATGCCAGTAGCATCACATAAGTGGTTGCTAGTATCAGGCACAAAGCTATGATCGCCAGCATTCCAACAAGCGTTGGGTTGGCGACATTCCCGGTCGATCTCGAAGAACTCATGCACAGTTTTCCTTGTGTCTGAGTCGTCGCACTCCATCCTGAACCTCTTGCCAGCTAAATATAGCTGCCTAAGGAACTCGATCGAGGTGATATCGGGATCGTCCCTAAGAACTCCAAAACTGTTGAAGACAGAAAGGAGTAGCCCCTTGAATAGTCGGGGGACTACTACCCCAGTTTTGTAAGGCCTCGAGAGAGGCAATCCAACACTGGTTAGCTGTCCTGAGGAAAGGCATTTGTCAAAATGCTTCCCCAACTCGGGGAGATCGATGAGAAAAACTCTGATCCCCCTTTGTTCAACAGCCGAGAGCAAGCGCTTGTAATCACGCTCACAGTCGATCTGGAGATGTGGGTGCTTACCTACGATGTCGACAAACATCGCACGGTATATCCCTAGAAGATACGTGGCGTAGCTGTTCTGACTCATTTCAATCTCCATTGAAAGGTAGTCTCTACGGCTTAGCCACAGTCTCCTACCCCGGCTTAGTTCGGTTCAGCCTAGGCTTGACGAACTTGTCGGGAGTCTAAGACTCCCAGCCGAGCAGCTTGGCAGCGATGCCACCGGCCTTCACCATATAGAAGGACATGGCTTCGCTGACATCGATCACATCGGATGCGACCTCATTGGGATCATCACGGATAGTGAAGATCACCTCGGTCGTCCGACCCAGGGGCGCTGCCTCAGTCGGCTTCAGATACCTAGAGAACGTCACAGAGTGACGGTCGAAGGGCTGAGTGCCGGCTTTGACATTGTCCTTGGAATGGCGAACTTTCGCACGCCATTGCACGGTCGATTCGTCCAGAAAATATTCTGACGAGTAACCGTCCTGGTTGATCAGCGGAAGAACTTTCGCGGTTCCACCGGAACCGTCGAGAGTAATCGTAAGAGATGTGCCAAGCAAGGTATCTTCTCCTTGGATGCTTGTTGCAGAGGTTCACTTGAACCGCTGCAGAAAGAGCGATCCAAGAATCGACAGTCTCCTAACCCCTATATAGGGTTGGGAGGCGAACAGTGACGACGAAGAAGTACTTCTCCTAAGGGAAGTAAACTTCGCGCGACCGTATCCACCTTCAAGCCACGCGGGCTTGTTAGTTGGCAATAGATAGGTATCCGTGACCGTTTTCTGCATCACGCAAGCGTGAGAGGATTCGGCGGGAATGAAGTTGCTATGCTGAGTCATATAACTCTGAATAGGCAACATCCAGTCGATAAGCCAGGACCATGGGAGAACATCCCAGGCTCCGTTTATGAGGCCGTCCGGGGTTAACCCCGCAACGGCACGCATAGCTTGATGACTGACCTGTCTATCGAAGTTGTTCTGCGCTGGAACACTAGTCGGTTTCCACCGGATAGTGCCCCACTTGGTCGATTGGGTATATTGTTTCATATCCATTTTCAGACCAAGGTTACAATTAGACTCAAATCCTTGATTGGATTGGGTAGCCTCTTTGTGATCGTAGGACAACGTTATACGGCGCTTCAATCCCGAACCACGTTTGTAGAGCTTGTTCAGTTCCTCAGTTCTTTTGGAAATGTGGGACTGGAGCTCAAACAAGTGGCGCGCGTCCTGGATGAGGGGCAACCAGCCGAACTGAATACCGAGATTCTGATTTGCAATATCTTTTGCAGACAGATTCTTAGCTTTCTTGTTCAGCAGGCGACCAACATCCTTGGCCATGCGAGGGAGGTCGACAAGATCCTGTACTAGCGTCAATGGCGTCACAACTGGACGACTAGGATTAGTCCTAGACTTCAGTGTGGCAAAATCAGCAGCAGTGATCGAGTCGGCTGGCAAGAGATGAGTAACGGCATAGGAGTTATTCCCACCGGACGGATAAAAATCGGAGTATTCCGAATCCTTATACGTACCGGAAGGGACCACACCACTGAGAAGCTGAAACTCTCGTTCTAAACGATTGAGAGAGAAAGCATGATCAGTACCAGGAGAATTATTGGTATCGACACAGGTTTCATCATAAATGATGCCATCTGATGCGATAGTGCCAGTAAGCCCTGAGGTGCGCTTCCAGTTAAGATAACCGGAAGTTTCCTTAAACTGCCGAGATCGTGTTCTTGCCATGACGTCACCTTTGAGGGTAGGATTACGAGCCAAAGCTCGAGAGCCCGGATTTCCGGG